AAATCGACGCGGTGGAGGATGTCTACTTCAACGACGTCGCTCTGGGCGCGCTCGATGCATCAGGCAACGTCACCACCGGGCCCTATGCAGGCTATGCACGCATCACCAAGCACCTGGGCGCCACGGGCGACCTGGCCGACGCGGACCTGGTGGCTGCCAACGTCGGTTGGACCGGTGCCCACAGGCTCACGGGCGTCGCCTACCTGGTGGTGCGCCTGGTGTGGAACCAGAACGTCTACCCCACAGGCATACCCAACATCAAGGCGCTGATCCGCGGCAAGAAGCTCTATGACCCCCGCTCGGGCCTGACCGCCTGGAGCGCCAACCCGGCACTGGCCGTCTACGACTATCTGCGCTCGTCCTATGGGCTGGAGGCGTCCGCCTCCGAGCTCGATGTGTCCAGCGTGGTGGCAGCTGCCAACGTGTGCGACGAGGTGGTTTCCGTGGCTGCTGGGACCGAGGCCCGCTACACCGCCAACGGCGTGGTGGATTTGGGCAACACCCCGCGCTCCATCCTGGAAGACCTGCTCAGCGCCATGAGTGGCCATGTGGTCTGGTCCGGTGGCAAATACCTGGTGCATGCTGGCGCCTACACCGCTCCCGCTGTCACGCTCACCGTGGACGACCTGCGCGGCCCGGTCAAGGTGCGCCCACGCATCTCGCGGCGTGAGCTGTTCAATGCCGTGCGCGGCACCTACGTCAGCCCAGACACCCTGTGGCAGGCGGCCGACTTCCCGGTGGTCACCAACGCCGCCTACGCGGTGCAAGACGGTGGGCAGGTCATCTGGAACGACATAGAGCTGCCTTTCACCACCAGCAGCGCCACGGCCCAGCGCCTGGCCAAGCTCATGCTGGAGCGCTCGCGCCAGGGCATCACCGTGGAGCTGTCGCTCAAGCTCACCGCCTTCAAGGTGGCCACGCTGGACACCGTCATGGTCACCATCGCCCAGCTCGGCTGGGCGGCCAAGGAATTCAAGGTGCTGGAGTGGAAGTTTTCCCCCGAGGGCGGCGTCGACATGACGCTGCAGGAAGAAACCTCCACCAGCTACGCCTGGAATGCAGGCATGCAGACCGTGGTCGACGCGGCGCCAGACACCAACCTACCCAATCCATTCACTATAGCGGCACCCGGCGCACCGACGGTCACAGAGAGCCTATACCAGACCACCGGCAGTGCGGGCGTCAAGAGCCGCGCCATCGTTTCATGGGCTGCGTTGGACGACGCTTTTGTCACGGGCTACCTGCTGGAGTACAGGTCCGTAAGCGCATCCAACTGGACCGTGCTACCACAAGGCAGCGACACGTCTATTGCCTTGAACGACTTGGCCGTAGACACTTACCAGTTCCGACTGCGAGCCGTCAACACCTTTTCCGTCAGCAGCGCCTACAGCGCCACCGTCACCAAAGAACTGCTGGGCCTGACCGCGCCACCAGCCAGCGTCACCAACTTTAGTGTGAGCAAGGTCGGCGGCGTGGCGGTGGGCGCATGGGACTTGACCGGCGACTTGGACGTGCGCATCGGCGGACGCGTGGTTATTCGCCACAGCCCGCAGACCATAGGCGCAACCTGGCAAGACGGCGTGGTGCTTGATGAGTTCGCCGGGGATTCCACCAGCGGCTTGCTGCCGCTTATCACCGGCACCTACATGGCCAAGTTCAAGGACTCATCTGGCACCTTTAGCGCCAGCATGGTGAGCTTTTTGGCGACCGAGGGCCTAGTCACCGGCTTTGTGACCGTAGCCAATAGCACTCAACACCCCACCTTTCCCGGCAACAAAACAGGAACCGCCGTAGCATCTGGCGCATTGCAGCTAGACACAGCTCTGCTGTTTGACGATGCCGCCGGCCAGTTTGATGCCGCCAGTGGCAACTTCGACAGCCTGGGTGGACTCAACCTGACAGGAAGCTACCTGTTTGATGCCCCCGTCGATCTTGGCGCTGTAGCTACCCGCCGCCTGGAGGCAGACATCAAAGTGTATTCATTCGACAGCCAAAACCTGTTTGATGACCGCGCTGGGTACTTTGACGACAACAGCGGCGACTTTGATGGCACCTCCATCAACACCTGCGATGCCACCCTGTACTACGCCGCCACCATTGGCGACCCCGCCGCGTCCCCTATTTGGGGCGCATGGACCCCGTTTTTTGTGGCGGACGTGACCTGCCGCGCCATCAAGTTTCGGCTCGACCTGGTGAGCGCCAACGCCACCAACAACATCGCCGTCAGCACTCTGGGTGTTGACATCAAAACCGCCGTCTAAAAAGGAAAAAAATGCCACAACATGATATGGACATAGCCAACCAGGCATTCGCCGCCACGCGGGCAGACATCAATGCTGCGCTCTTGGCCCTGGTGAGCAACAACAGCGGTGCCGCCGCACCCACCACGCCCTACGCCTATCAATGGTGGGCCGATACCACCACTGGCATCTTGAAGCAACGCAACGCCGCCAACAGCGCTTGGGTCAATGTACTGGACCTAACCACCGGGCTGCCAGCAGCCTCCGGCAGCCCAACCAACAACACCTACCTGCGCGGCGATGGGGTCTGGAGCTCCATATCCTCCGCCCTAGGCCTCTTCAACAAGGCCGACACCCAGTCCGTCGCGTTCACAAAAACCGGCGCAAACAACCTGAATATCAAGGCGGGCACCACGGTGGATGTGTGGGGTGTGGCGGTTAGTTTTGCGGTGGCTACAGCGGTAACCATGCCATCACTCGTCTCCGGCACAGACTATGCAATCTACGCATGCCAGGACGGCACGGTGCGAGCTGACGCCAACTTCACCAATCCAACCGGATACACCACGGGAAATAGTCGGCTGATCGGCGGTTTCCATTACGGCCTGGTGGCCCCCGGAACCACGCTTGCGGGCGGCTCCTTTAATACGGCCGGCTCTGTTCAGACGGGCGGCATGGTGTGGACACAAGGGCAGGTTGATGACATTGCTGGCATCAACAAATATAGCCTGTGGGATTTGAAGTGGCGCGCCAACGCGAGCGATTTGCGCGCGCAAAAGGGCTTCGCGCTAACCGATGCCGGCAACTGGGTCGCCATCTACTTTGCAAGCACCGACTGCGACGCCAACGGCCTAAGCAAATACAACACCAATGTGGCTAGCGGCACCGTGCTGCCAAAAATCCCCGCCACCATGGGCGGCAATGGCACATTGACCTATGCCGACCTCAATTGGTGGCGCGCAAGTGAGTTGGCTCGTGCTTATGGCGCTCGCCTACTGACCGACGCAGAGGCTGGCATTGCGTTTTTTGGCGTGACGGAAAACCAGTCGCTTGGCGGCGCAGCCAGCACCATACCTCTCACCACACGGCAAGCCGGGTACACCAGTAAATATGGAATCGAGCAAGCGACCGGCCATCATTGGATTTGGGGCGACGATAGTTCCGGTACGACTGCGACAGCTTATGTTGCAAACGGTGGGCGCGGCCAGTCCTACGCAAACTCGACAACAAAGGTTATTTTGGGCGGCATTCGCGGCGACGCGGCCAATTCCGGCTCTCGCACGTCCAGCTGGAACAACGGGCCGACGTACTCGAATTGGAACATTGGTTTGCGGGCCGCCTGCGACCACTTGATGCTTGTTTGACACGGCGAAAGCCGTGGAACTGCACTGGAGCACATCAACATGGAGGTCTTAAAAGACGAATTGACCAGCCACAAGGAAATGGCAATCGTCGAACGCTTTGGGGTGTTTGTGGACTACACCTACCCCATCGCTATCAACATCCGCCGCACGCACCATGTGGTGCGCGACATGCTCATTACCAGCATGTTCGATCAGGCGAATCTGTTTGCGCAGGCGGGTAAGTCCAGCCAAGTCTCGCGGCTTTATGCGGCGGATGCCGGGCTTGCCCACTTGCGCTTTCAACTGAGGTTCTTGGCCGATGAAAAACGCAGGCTCATCAGCCGGCACCAGCATGAGGTTGCATCCGTGCACCTGGCTGAGGTTGGAAGGATGCTTGGCTCGTGGATCAGAGGCAGATCCTCAGACAAAGGGTGACCATGGATAAAAGCGGCAATCGCGACAACGCGGCCAATTCCGGCTCTCGCACGTCCAACTGGAACAACGGGCCGACGAACTCGAATTGGAACATTGGTTTGCGGGCCGCCTGCGACGACAAAAACACCCGCAATGGACGGTCACGGCCCCCATTGCAGACTCAACTCTTTTGTTGTGGTCGGCCATGTCACCCGCTTCGGCAAATACATAACGGGGTCAAGAGAGCGTGGAGTAGCGGAACATCGAAACACGCACTTGCTAGTTTTACCAACCAAGGCCCTATGGGACAAAAGTACCGCAACCTGATCGAGCAGATCGCTACCACCGACAACTTGTACAGCGCCTACCAAAAGGCCACGCGGGGCAAGCGCTACACCGCAGGCCACCTGGCATTCAAGCAGCACCTGGCTGCCAACATCGGCATGCTGCGCGATGCCTTGCTCGATGGCAGCTACCGCCCCAGTGAGCCGCGCAAGTTCATGGTGTATGAGCCCAAGCCACGTCAAATATCAGCCCTGCCGTTTGGTGACCGGGTGGTGCAGCACGCGCTGTGCAACATCATAGAACCCATATTCGAGCGCACTTTCCTGCCCAACAGCCACGCCTGCCGCACCGGGCGCGGCACCCATACCGCCGTGCGGTCAGCCCAAGCGCATATGCGCCGCGGCCACACCTGGGTGCTGAAAATGGATTTTGCCAAATTCTTTGCCAGCATAGATCGCGCCACGCTGCACAAAGAGCTGCGCCGAAAGCTGAGCTGTCGTGCCACGCTGGCCCTGATTGAGCTCATTGTTCCTGCCACTGGCGCCGGACTGCCAATCGGCAACCTGACAAGTCAGCTGTTTGCCAACGTGTACGGTCACATCTGGGACAGGTTTATCACTCACAAGCTC